ATGGACGAGTTTCAAGTTGTTGAGCGAACGATATCAGGAGAGGCAAATCTACCTGTTAGCCTGCTAAGAAATCCGCAAGGAGTTGATGACTCATCACTAACAAGAATGATCTCATCTGCAGGCAATTTGAAAGGTAAAAACTTTCACATATTAGATCAAGCTGGTTTATCTGTTAATGACATTGTATCCATAGCAACGCGACATAAACATAAATACCCTGATACTGCAGTAATTGCGATTGATTACCTTGGGCTTATGACCATAAGTAAAAACGAGCGACACGACATTGCAATGGGCGATGTATCACGACGACTCAAGCAGCTAGCCAAAGAGCTAAAGACTCCAGTTGTTTTATTACTGCAGTTAGTCTCTAAGTCAATTGATGCTAGACCTATCACTGACAGAAAGCCTAGAGCTAGTGATATTAAAGACTCATCACGAATTCAGGATGACTGTGATTGGATTATCTTTCCATACCGTCACAAAGTTTATGATGATAACGCACACGATTACGCTGAGATTGTTCTAGGTAAGGCGCGTCACGGTGTTCAAGGTGCAATTGCATATCAAGAATTCAAGAACGGACATTTCATTGATTGTGATCAATCTTATGCATTTGGAGCAATCGAACATTACATGAAAGAACAACAACCAAAACAACCAAAAAAGCGCGACATTTAACCCGTAGGAGCAATAGAGATGAGTAAACCAAAATACAAACTAGAGCGCAGTAAATACCCAGGAACTGAAATGGAATGCGATGATTGTGCACTACTTCACTGCGCTCCATGCCCAAAAACTAGCGACGGACGACTCGTTTGCGGTCAGTTACTTCCGAATTTAGATACTATTTTCGTACAAGTCAAAGAGGGTGAGTGATGATTTACGCAGTGGAGATTAAACTTTGGTGTGGAAAGCAATATGTAGAGCTGGATGAGCCTGTTGATACGATCGAGGAGGCCGAGAGGCTTGCTATTGATGTGATAAAGCAGTCCATAAGCTCGGCAGAAGTAGCGCAAACCTATCGCACTGGTGAGTAAAAATGACAACTCACATAGCAACTAAACAAAACATAAACACTGAACTCGAATCAATATGTATTGAGATTGATGCGATACATTTGACCGGTAAAAACGCTAGAGTGATTGTTGAATCAGACGAGAAGCGAACTCTATCCGCTAATGCCCAGGCTCATATCTGGGCCAAAGCAATCAGCAGTCATACCGGTGAAGATGTTAAGACTACATTCAACCGGTTGAAAAGGGACCATGCGTTACCAATCCTATTAGCAGACTTAACTCATGGACCGGTCGCAGACTTCATACTCAAGAAAACCGGTTTCGAATCGATGACCGATGACCAACAACTTAAAATTATCGATGCGATGTCAGTAACAAGACTGTTCACCACCAAGCAACACAATTCATTTAGAGATTCAGTTCAAACGTACTGGAATCACGAAGGGCTTAACTTAGATTATTTGATGGGGAAATCATGAGTAATTCAAAGCGCAAATGCACTGGATGTAAAAAACGATTCCCACAAGAGGGAATGCTACCGTCACCTGTAGGATTCTTCTGTGATATTGATTGCCGCCTAGAATACGCTACAAAGAACTCTAAGAAATTAGCGGCTATTGGGTCGAAGATTCGAAGTAAAGCCAACAGGGCTGATTTGACGGCCTTTAATCGCAAAGATATAGGGTGGCAACACAAACAAACACAGAAAAGATTTAATCGATTGCGAGTGTTGCAAGAAATTAAGTGGTTCCGCGATAACAATCAGCCGCCAACTTGTATCAGTTGTGGTAAAGAAAATATGGACTGGTGCTGTGGTCACTTCAAGACGGTAGGCGCTCAAGGTGCTTTAAGGTATGACGAGCTAAATACTTACCTTCAATGTAATCGCTATTGCAATATGGGGCTAAGCGGAAACATCAGCGGCAACAAATCAACACGAGGCTATATCAAAGGACTTCACGAGCGGTTTGGTGAGGAAAAAGCCACTGAGATAATCGATTACTGTGAGTCTAATTCAGCATCAAGAAAGTGGACTTGTGACGAGGTGGAGGCAATACGAAAAGAAGCAAATGCAATGATAAGGAAGCTAGAAAGTGAGCTTGGGCTGTAATCGCTTTATTGCATTAAATGAAAATAAACCATCGATTTAATTCGTTTTACTAGATTATGTCGATGGATAATAATTAAACCTAATCTGAAGGAGTGAGAAGTTATGAGTAATTTAAAAATAGCAGCAAGCCCATTAACTGGAAAAATTTACGCAGGAACATTAATAAGAAATGGCTCTATGTGGGGTAAGAATAAAACTGATGTGACTATGGATTGTCTGATTGCCACTATTGAGCATTGCTTGAAGTTTGGCAATACAGTTCAGATATCAAAGCCTGATGGGACTGTTGAGTTTGAGATTGACGTTAAAGATTTTCGGGTGAAGAAATGACACTAATAAATAAAATACTAGCAGAGATAGAAAGCAAGCTCGGCGGCGTGTCTAACATGCAGTTTATGGACATGGTCACAGCATCACCATCACTTAAGCAAGCTATCAAAGATGAACAAGAATCTATCAGTCAGCTAGAGACTAAAGCTAAATATGACATGGAGTGCGGATAATGAAAATAGCAGCAGTAGTAATACTAATAATAGCCGCACTTTATTTTGAGAGTGCAGAGCAAGAATGCTTAGATTTGGGTAACTCAGTTAATGAGTGTGCGCAGTTATCAATGTAAGGGGTGAGAGATGAAAAAAGTAGTGAGCTTTAGCGGTGGAAGAACAAGCGCTTATTTGTGTTATTTGATGAAAGAGAAATACGGTGATGAAGTGGATTTTATTTACATGGACACAGGCGCAGAGCATGAAAAAACATATGAGTTCATTAGAAAGGTTAATGATGAATTTGGGCTTAATCTTACTTGCTTGCGTACCGATTTTTCTAGCCCTCTTGGTGCTGGTAATGGCTTTACAGTGGTTGACATTAATTCCATCAGTCCTGATTTGAAGCCATTTAGTGAAATGATATACAAGTATGGAGTACCTTACATTGGCGGCATGTTTTGCACTGACAGAATGAAGCTCGTTCCGTTTAATAAATACTGCAAGGAAAAGTACCCGAAAACATTTTGGTGTGACGGAATTCAAAAGCAGGGCGGGACTCCTGCTGGCAATATGTTCGAAGAGGCTGGGTATGAAACATGGCTAGGAATTCGAGCAGACGAGCCGAAAAGGGTCTTCGGTAAAAAGCTATACGGCAAATTAAAGTCCACGCTAGGCCTTAGTGATTCCGATTTAATTGATATGTACAGCACTAACCATATTGATATGGAGAAGTTTTTTGTTATGGAGGAACCGTCTGAGTGCGCGCTTTTTAATGAGGTATGCAGGAGGAAAAGAGCAGGCATCCGCTACATGGCTGAGATATCAGATTACGATAAGCAAGATGTTTTGGATTTTTGGTCTAATCAGGATTTCGATTTAGATTTACCTGAACATCTGGGTAATTGCGTTTTTTGCCCCAAGAAGTCAGATCTAAAATTAGCAGCAGCGCAAAGAGATGAGTCAGATTTCTACCATGAATTTCTAACTATGCTTTATTCGCCATCCGTTCGTGTAGATGACAAAACGGGTCACTATTCGAAAATGTACCGAGGAAAGCAATCACTTGAAAGTCTGATAGCTAAATTCGACGGATCAACGGGTGAAGAAATAAAAGCAAGAATACGTGGTGGTAAAATGGAGGCTTCCGGCTCGTGTTCAGAATCATGCGAAGTGTTTGCATGTGAAGCCAATCAAGTGGATATGTTTAAATAAAAAAATACCGCCAGGAGTGAGACTGGCGGCATAAACTCGGAGTAGAGATGATGGTTAGAAATGAGAAACCAACAAAAGTGACTATACAGACTAAAGCTGAAATGCTCAAGTTGTCAACTGGAATTAGCAGTAAAGCAAAAGTTGCAAGGGCGATAATATGCAGCGAAGAAATGGTGTCTTATTCGGATATCGCTAGGGTGCTGGGCATTGAGCTGGATGCGGTTGTGTGCGCAGTTAGAGATTTAAGGGGAAAGTGTTACGTCACATTTGAAGTGAAAAGAGTTGACGGAGTAAATTATTACAAAATCAAAAAGGTCATGAGAAAGATTCAAACTTGGCCAAATAGTCGAGTTATTAAATCGAGAAAAATTGCAGAGAACAACAGAATATCTAAAAGAATGAAATCGCTTGATTTATCTAGAAGATTGAAATCAGATAATATGACACTAATTGATTCGGTATTTTGTTAGCCTTCCGTGGCGTAGGGTTTACTTTTTAAGCCTATTAACTACGCCCTCAACCGCTCCGCCGCCGAAGTAAAACGCAAGTATAACAATAAACGCGCTACCCATGTCGCCATTTAGAAAAGTCATGATTGCTGTTAAATCCAACTCCTTCACCATGAATACGTCAGCAATATAAATTAAACCAGTTAGAAACCACAATGCAACGTATGGAATGCTGACGACCAACATTAACCAGCGTTGTGCAATTTTGTACGGTTCGTATAATTTTAGAAAGGTCATCTTGGCGTTAGACTTTTCTTCATCAGTGAATACCATTGCATCAATACCGCTGATACCTGCATCAATGACTTTATCACTACCGAATATCTTACCTAAAAATCCAAACATTTTATTTTCTCCACTTATTGCCAGTTCGCGTGTCAACATGAACAAACGTTTCATACAATCCAAATCCGTATTGATTCGGCCATGTCATATCTAAATATTCAAATACTTCCTGGGGTGTTACGTTTTTAACTACGATGTCACAAGCGCGGCCCTGCAAGTGATAAGACCGACTGGCACCACCAACAGCTTTGTTATGCTCATAGCAGCGACATGCTGAATTAATAGTTACAGGCTCATTGAATCGCTCACGAACTGCCGTGATGACCATTAGAGTTTCTGGATCGACTGTATCAAAATTGCATTGAGGATTGCTGCATTGACATTTAAATTCACTACGTTTAAAGAATGGTGAGAGCTGCATAATTAATATCTCATTGTTTGCGGAGTATGAATTATAACATATACTGAGTGTAGGTTTACCAAGTAGGCGGTGGTCAAAGAAAATATAAGGTGATGTTTGTTTGGATGGCAGGCATTAGAAAGCCCGGTATAATTTCGCACTGGGCTTTTGTTTGGGTGGTTATAGGCTGCCATCTCCCATGTGACTGGTTTCAAATCCATGTGAGTAATATCCATTATGAGAGTTATAGAGATGAAGGTAAAGATCATCACTCCCATCTTTCGTTAGTCTAAAGCAGACCTGCCCTCCATCATCAAGATCGTCACTATCTACGCCTACACAATAGCTAACATCAAAAACATATCCATCCGTGACGAATTCATCATTGGTGTTTCCGTCGCATCTGTACTGCTCATTTTTATCCTCTGATATGAAGTACCCAGCATCCTCACAGCAGCACTGACAAGTATCGTATCCTACGAAAACGTCATTTTCATCAACAAAGTTTACCTTTGAATCCCATCCACTTTCTTTATCTGTAATAATCACAACTCATACTCCTTCTTAATTAGTCTTTCTTCAATTCTACGCCTAGCAGCCTGACGGCGCTTTAACTGCTTATGTTGTTCATGGTCTTTCTGTTTGCCGCGAGTTCGTGAACACATATCTATCACTCTATAGGTTAATGGGGTGGTTAGAGGCTATTCAAGTCATCAATTACGGGGTGGCCAACTTCGTACGAGTTAACCGTGCGCAACTCCATTTTATTGAAATCGTAAACCTTTACCGTGTCGTCACTATTCACGTCTATCTGTATCGCTATGAATGATGACTCACCTTCAGGGTAGACGTTAATTACTGGTTTTATTGAATTGCTCATATTCTTCTTACTCCGTTGTTAGTGTGATTTAAATGTACCATATAATGGGTGGGTGTCAATATAATATATAAATATAATTAATGTATTGACTCTGTGCGTGAGTGGGTTATTATTAATGAAATTCAGGAGGTAATATGCAAGAGAAGAAAAGCTTTAAGCAAGCGACGCTGTGGGTATCAACTCACGATAAAATTGAAGTACTGATGGAGCATTATCAGTCGCAGCAAGATAAAGAGTTTGGCGATAAAGCTAAGAAGATATCGAAAGCCGCATTGATAGATAGCCTTGTCGCTATGAAGCTGCATGAAGTGACAATGGAAATTGAAGGTAAATAACGGAGATAACGAGATGAACACTGACAACATAGCAGTAACACAGCAAGAAGAGGAAGAGTTTAGCGCAATGAGCAAGGTTGAGCCAAAAAATGGTGAGTGGTGGCTGTGTGACGTGAAGAAAGATGGTCGACAAGCGCTGTACCTTGGAGCTAATGGTTGGATTTATTCCAAATCAAGTGATGACATTATCGACAATGCAAGCCCAATATCACGCCTTTACACACAGGAAGAGTATGACAACAAGCCTGTTAGCCCTGTCGATGATTCAGAGTGGAAGAATGGGATTCCTCCTGTTGGTGCTGAGTGTGTTTATCGACACAAAAATCAGCCGCATAATCCGTGGCTTTACCAGTTTGACGGGGTGCTTTGTGATTGCGTAGCTCATGTTGGAGACCTGTCAGTATTGGTTGCAAAAGACCTTTCATTCTCCACTGCCTGCAATGACTTATGGATTGAAAAGCCCGAATCCAAAGAAGACAAGGAAGCGCGTGAGCGAATGGAGTCTGCGTATGATTTGTATGCATCATGGGTTGGTGATGCGGTTGGTGCGCTTCCATTTAACTTTACCGAATTCAGCTCGGATGGCGCGATTGTCCGTAAGTGGCTTCGAGTTTTAGACAAAACAGGCTATCGCAAATGAAATACTCAAACATAGAGGCTAACTTGAGTATTGCTGTATTCATTGGATTGATGGGTTTTCTATCATGGATAGCATTAAGCGGTTACTAGTAGCATTGTTTATTATCGCGATGTTTGTTGCAGCGCACTCATATTACGGATTGGAGAGTTTTTAAGATGGTTAATTTAATTGAGTTACAAAACAAAATACACGCACAAAATAAAGAGCTTGGATGGTGGGATGAAGAACGTCCGTTCAGCACATTCGTATGCCTGTTTCATTCGGAGCTGTCAGAGGCGATGGAAGGTGATCGCAAAGGGCTGATGGATGACCACTTACCAGAATACCCGATGTTTCAAGTTGAGCTGGCTGATTTTGTTATACGGGTTTTGGATTACTTGGGCAGCAAGGGCTTTATTCATTACCAAGATATTTATTTCGATGATGATGATATGGAAAATCAAAATGAGATAGAGTTGATTGCTCGACTTCATACTGGCGTGTCCATGTGCTTTCAGGATTATATTGATAGAAATAAAATGGTAGATCATGAGGCAAAGGATGGTCTGGCGTCATGCGTAGAGGCTGCATTTGCATTCTCTAGCTATAACAATATCAATTTACACAAAATCATTCTTGAAAAAGTAGAATACAACAAACATCGAGCTGACCATAAGCGCGAAAATCGCGCAATGGCTGGCGGCAAGAAATATTAAGGATTGCGCATGTACAAACTAAAAGTAATGACTGAACCAATGGGGTTTGATGATTTTTGCGAGTGGATTGATGAGATGGGGGGAGAGTGATGGGTCGTAGAGAGTTATTTGAGTTATGGGTTTCCCGTCAGTACGGCGTCACAACATTACTGGAAGGATTTAGCGATACTGATGGATATCCAGATATGACAATAAACGCTATGTGGGCGGGGTTTAACGCAGGAATTGAGTTATCTCAATAACCACAGCAACATGCATAAGCGGTGAGCAACCAAGTGAGCCGCTTAATTCAAAGAAGTAAGACAGTAGTGTTGGTATAATTGAGTCACAATTAAGTAAGGAGTATTGAAGATGATTGAATTACTTTTAATGTTTTCAGTAGTGATTTTGTCGGTAGCGGTGGCAGCAATTATTTATATTGTTAACTTCACTCGAACAAGAGACATTGAAGTTATCGACTCACCGAATGAGGCGCAAAAACTCATTAACAACAAGTTCACTGAAGCCGCGCGACGAGTGATAGAAGAGCGAAAAAGAGCAGGGGAATCCAATGGACTTTCTGATGATAGAAAACATAGTTGAGCTTGCTGTTATTTCTGCTGCTGCATTCGTGGCAAGGTCTAAGTTAATTCCGATCGCTCTAATCATATACAACGTGTTTTATCAAATCGTAAATGGTCTAGCTACTGCTCGTTATTACTTTGAAGTGGAGAATTACTATAACTATGTGACAACGCTCACAGAGGTGAATGAATCACTAATGGTCTATTACATTACTAATGGCTTATTTATGATGTTTATGTCTGCTTTGTTTTTCTTGCTTCAAACTAGAATGTCATTACTATTGTCAGTGATTGTAATGATTCAATCGCTACTCACTGTATTCATGTCTTTAGTTGTTTATAGAGTTAATAGTTCAAAGCTAGATTTGAATTGGGTTTTCGAAGTTCATTCGTCAATAGATAGTAAGTTTGTTATTATATACTGTGTAATAGCATGGATATGCGTTTTATTATCACGGAAGTCAGCCTATGGATAAGTATGGTGTTAGCCCAATGAAAGACTTTTTACCCTACATCATGGCTTTTTTTGGGTGGTTAGGCTCATTGAACTGGCTGTTGATAGCATCCGTTGCTGTCGCCGCATTTCGAGCTTACACTGCTTACAAAGAGTACAAACTAAAAGAGAGGGAATTAGATGCCAAAAACGCGACCGATTAAGCCGCTCACCCCGACAGCTAAAGATGAACCGCGGCGACCGGACTTAACAGTTACGGAGGCGTTGAAGTTTATTCACGCTAAGAAGAAATCATGAAGAGATACGGCGATTTGATAATAGCTTATCTATTAACGATATCGCCAATTCTCGTTACATGTTTAATTATTTATAGAGAGCTTTAATTATGGGCGTACCTACGTTATATCAATTATCAGCCGATCAAGTTGAAGAAATCGCAGCGGCGGGAGCGTCAGGCTCAATGCACAATAATTCAACTGATACTAGCATATATATCACTCAAGCACTTTCAGCCCCCACGGCGGTAGACATCAAAAAGGGGCCGAGGCACGAGCTAACACCAAAAAGCGATCGATACTATGAGTCAGTAGGCGGTCTTTATAAGTTTTACGCGCTATCTGTAGTTGATTGCGATTTGTCGGTCTTTCCAAAGGACTAGCTTATGTTTGTTAAGAATCGCTACAAATGGTTCGCAACTAGATCGGCTGCGATCCCGCAATACGACACGATTGTAGGAGTTGGCGCGTCAATAACTAATGGCGTGTTTCAGTTAACAGATCAATTTAAAATTCCATTTCGCGGGACTAAATTTAAATCAGTCGCGGTTCCCGGCGCTAGCCTCGCTGATATTATTGCGCAGATTGATGACATAACAGCTCTGGCGGAGGGACTGACTCTTTATGCAATGCATGCTGGCGGCAATAACTGCACATTTTTGCTCGCAGATGGTGGACCCGGAGGAACAGTAGGCGCATGGGGACCAGACACAACACAGGGCGAGAAAGATAGCGTTGAAGCTGAGTATCGACAGCTTGTATCTCTATTAGAGCCAACGGGTGACGTCGCGATTGGGTCACTAACATTTAGAGATTATCAGGATAGCGTTACAAATGCTCCCGATCCTGACGCAATCGGCTCAGGCTCAATGAATGACGGATTGCTTGCTCCGCTTTGCCAAGAATTAACTCCGAGGTTTTTCAGTGGTGGGCGTCCTGTGCTTGATTTCTACTCTTTCGGTAGAGCTGACCCATCCATTTTAGATGCTGACAATGTTCACATGTACACTGATTATCTTTATGACCCAGTCAATGTAAATGTGGCTAGAGGGCCGGGCACCTCAACAATGCGACTATATTTGATCAAGCAACTTGAAAGTCTCGGAGCTATCTACCCGACTCCGTTTGATAATTCCGTATACAAAAATAGAATTGCTATCAATGTCGGTGCTGCTGATGCGCTTGACGCAAAGCCAAGCTTGCAAACATGGGGTAACAATCTAACTGTAACATCAAGCATGGATAGTACGTTTTCCTTATTGTCTCACGCAAATCCAACAAGTCCCGGCGCTCAATCAGTGCGCATAGTCTCGGGGCCGCTATTTGCTAGAACAAACTTAGACACTTCAGCTATAGAATGGGACGAGGGAATACAAGATCCAAATCTTCTATCTAACAGTGTCGGCTCAAATAACTTAATCTCATTCACGCTCAGCGATGTAGCTAGAAGTGGCAGGGTTTATGTCGCGGGCTTACACACAGTCGGATCTATAAATACAGGGCGACGCGCAGAGATAACAGTAATAGACAAGAATGGCTCTCACGTTAGCGAAATTGAAAACACGAGCATTGATATTACTGTAGCTGATTATGTCACAAGTCAAGATTACGAGCTTAACGCTGGACAAGATTTGATAATTGAAGTTAGAAATGCACCGGGCGCAGCCTATGGTTATGTCGGCGGTGTTGTTATAGATGAGAATAAGTAGTCACGAGGTGCGTATGGGTAAAACAGTAAAACAGACAGCCAGGGAGGTACGTCGAGAAGAATTAATAATATTTCTAAAGGAAAGGGGTAAGCTAAATTATGTGTTTGATATAATTACTAAACTGGAAGATCCAACTTATGAAATGGATGCCCTTCAAATACAACGACTTAGAGCGGCCTTAGACACAAGAGTTAAGCTTCTAGGCAAGTACCTCCCAGATATGAAAGCAGTAGAGATGCAAGCCACTGTTGCAATATCAAGCGCAGATGATTGGGCCAAAGATGACAATACCTAATTTCGCAAGGGAGGCAAAAGAAAACTTCCCGTTATTTTCAAGAAACTGCTTATTCATTCGAACTAAAGAGGCTGGCGTTCAGCCTTTTGTGCTCAACAAAGCACAGCGATACATCCACGATAAGCTAGAAGAGCAAAGACTTAAAACAGGAAAGGTCAGAGCTATACTTCTAAAAGGTCGTCAGCAGGGCGCAAGCACTTACGTTGAGGGGCGTTACATCTGGCGCACAACAATGTCAAAAGGTGTAAGGGCGTTCATTCTTACTCATGATGCAGAGTCAACAAATGCATTGTTTGAAATGACCGTTCGTTACTATGACAACCTACCCATCAAAACCATTGGCGGTGAAACCCATAACTTCAAGCCAACCATCACAAAGTCTAACGCTAAAGAGCTTAGGTTCGACGCGTTAGATTCTGGCTACAAGATAGGAACAGCAGGTAATAAGGGTGTTGGTCGCGGTACGACTCTTCAATACTTTCATGGGTCAGAGGTTGCATTCTGGCCGCACGCGGCTGAGCATACTAAAGGGATACTTCAAGCCGTGCCCGACGCTAAGGACACCGAAGTTATACTTGAGTCCACAGCTAACGGCCTAGGTAATTACTTTCATCAGCAGTGGAAAGAGGCCGAGAGCGGTCAGTCAGAGTACCAGGCTATATTCGTTCCGTGGTTTTGGCAGGATGAATATGCCAAGTATGTGTCTGAAGAATTAAATTTTATACGCACCGCGGAAGAGAATGAACTTTGTTCTGAGTATGGAATCAATGACGAACAGTTATACTGGCGTAGGCTGAAGATTAAAGAACTATCCGCTGACGGCATGAATGGCGAGAAAGCATTCAAGCAAGAGTACCCAATGAACTCGGCCGAAGCATTTCAGACTTCTGGTGAGGATGGGCTTATTACTGCTGACGTTGTTCAAAAAGCCAGAAAAGCGAAAGTGAAGGCATCTGGACCATTCATTGTTGGGGTTGACCCATCTCGCGGCGGTGATAGATTTTCATGGACAAGAAGAGCTGGTCGCAAATCGTGGGGTACAGGCTCTCGTAAGTTTAACGATTACAAACTCGGTGACGGGGTTGCTCTATGTAAGGGGCTGCTGGATACGCCGGATGAGGAGATAGGTAAGAAGCCGGACTTCATGTTTGTTGATGCAGGTTACGGCGCTGACATAGTTGACAGGCTTCATGAGCTAGGCTACTACAATGTTAAAGCCGTATGGTTCGGCTCAACTCCACTTGACCCAATTCGCTATTTAAATAAGCGTGCGGAGATGTGGGGAGAGGCCAATAAGTGGCTTAGAGATGAGAACTTACAAGCTCAGGTATCTGACACTGATTCACTTCAAGCTGACTTGATAGCTAGTCCGTACAAGACGGATTCAAGCGATAGGATATGCTTGCAACCTAAAGATAAAATAAAAGAACTCTTTGGCTACTCTCCAGATGAGGGTGACAGCTTTGTGTTGACATTTGCGGAGCCAGTAGCAAGTGCAGTTAATCGGGCGTATACTAACCAATACGCAGACACAGAATACGATATATTAGGATAGGTTATGAGCGGTGCAGTTAATACAATTAAAAAGTACGTGGTTAATCCGATCAAGAGTATTTTATCTCCTCCGGAGCCATCAGTCGCCCCTTCTGTGGGTGATATCACTGAAACTACTAGCACTAAAATGGCAGAGACAGCTCAGGAGCAAGCTAAGCGCAAAGCTAGGAAGAAAAAGGAAACCACTCAAACAGTATTGACTTCACCGCTTGGCGCAACCAAAGACGCAAAGACAGCTATTACTAAGCTAGGGGGATCGTAGTGGATTACAAGATATTATCATCAAGCCTGACTAAGTGGCGCGGCAACTGGGAAACGTTCTGGCAAGATGTGGCAGAGCGTTGCTTTACTGACCAAGCCGACTTTAACGTGACTCGCTCGCCCGGCACAAGACGCACGCAAAGAGTGTTTGATTCTACCGCAGCTATTGCTATTGACCGCTCAGCTTCAGCTATCATCGGTTTGATTACTCCGAAGTCTGAACGGTGGCACACTCTAACTACTGATGATGACGAGCTGAATAAATCACAGGTTGTTAAGCGTTACTTCGATGACGTAACAAAGATCCTGTTTGCTAATCGCTATGCTGCTCGTTCTGGTTTCTCGATGTCTAACTTCCAAAGTGTTCGGTCGTTAATGGGGTTCGGCACTGGCGCTATGACTATCAATGAGTCGCCAAGCGGCAAGGGTACTATCTATCAGTCAATGTTCCTCGGCGACATCTATATTGGAGTAGATAACTTCGGTCGGGTTGACACTATGATGCGTGAGTTTGAGTTCACTAAGAATCAAGCTATTCAGCAGTGGGGAGAAGAAAACCTTCCGCTTAAAATTAGGCAAGACAAGGGTAATGGTAAATTTAAGTTTTGCCACATCGTCCACCCTAACGAAGATTACAATGAATTCTCTATCAGGGCAGAAGAAAGGCAATTTAAGTTTGTGTACTTATTCAAAGAAGATATGGAAGCGCCGCTTGAGTCGGGTGGTTATTATTCATTCCCTTACGCCATTTGCCGTGAAGTAACATCACCCAATGAAATCTATGGCCGTAGCCCTGCAATGCAAATCTTGCCAGAGATTAAAGGCCTCAATAAGATGCGACAAACTAACATCATGGCGGGGCAGATGGCTGTTACACCTCCTCTACTTGCGCCAACAAGCGCTAATGGTGTTGGTACGCTAGGTGCTGGGCCTATGGCAATTAACTTCAAGCCTGGCGGCGTCACTCATGGTGGTGTCAATGCTCAGGGTAATCAAATGGTATTGCCCATGAATACGGGGGCTCGTCCTGACATCGGCCAGCAAATGATTGAAGAATCACGCCGAATCATTAATGACTCATTCTATTTGAATCTATTCCAGATACTCGTTGAGACTCCAACCATGACGGCTACTGAAGTATTAGCGAGAACGCAAGAGAAAGGCATTTTACTTGCCCCAACTGCTGATAGATTGGAGGCTGAATACTTAGGTCCAATGATTGAGCGTGAATTAGATATCCTATCAAGGCAGCGTTTACTGCCTGAGCTGCCGGGAGAATTACTTGAGGCTGGCGGCGATTACTCCGTTAAATATGAGTCTCCAATCACACGCGCCCAGCGTGCATCTCAATCGATGGGCATGCAAGAGACGTTTAATATGGCAATGAATGCGGCAAGTGTAGATCCGTCTATACTTGATACGATTAATTTAGATGAAATGATTAAGCAGACAGCAGACAACAACGGCACTCCTGCTAGTGTTGTTCGCAGTCAGACGGAGATTGATGAGTTAAGACAGCAGCGTCAAGCTCAAGAGCAGCAGCAAAATATAGTCGAGCAAGCACCAGCTATGGCGAATGCAGCCAAGAGCATTGCCGAAGCTCAAGCAATTAGTTCGATATAAGGGAATATTATGAGGTTGAACGAGGTTCGTAAATCTGGGTTACCAGTTATAGACATTGCCACGCCGATAGAGGTGTCGAACAGAGGGGATGAGGGTGTATCAGTATTCGCACAAGATCTTACGACGCCAGCTCTTAGCGTGCCGTTTCTCGAAGAAAGAAACACTAGCACCTTGGCGTCTGACGCATTAATTGACGATAGAGTTATTAATCTATCCCCCGGTCACGGCGCTGTGGCCGGTGATATAGTGGAGCTTACGCTGGACGGCACATCAACATTTATGCAGACTAAAGTCATATCTGTTAATGTCGATGCTGTGACAATAGATCAGCCGATCAATACTAACTACACTCCAGTTAACTCATCTATTCTTATTTCGTCAGACAGTCTACAAGTAGACGGCTCTATATCTCCACGAGTGTTTAGTGTCTTACCTCTCCCCGGACAGTCTATCGATGTGACGAGAATGATTATAGAAATCACCGGCTCATCAGCTATGGACTTCGAAAAAATAGGATCAGACCCAGCGGTGATTAACGGGATTGTTTTAAGATTGAAGAAAGAGGACGGCACATTCACCAATTTATTCAATTTCAAAAGCAACGGCGATTTTATAAGACAAGCGTTTGATTACGAGTTTCAAGTGAATAATGCAAACAACGTCCGAGCGTTCACGTCACGACTGACATGGGCTGGGCAATCAAAGCACGGTGTAGTGCTCAGGCTTGACGGCGATCTGGGAGAGGAATTGCAGGTAGTTGTGCAGGACGATTTGACTGGCGGTGATAACTTGTCATTCATACTGCAAGCTCAGGGGCATGAAGTTCAAAAGTAGGTGTGATATACTCTCCATACCTTGTGACAGGGGTGTAGATAGAACTTATACATGAGACCATTACTCTTCCTCCCACCTATCGGGACTGTCACGGGAGATAGTGGTCTTTTTTATTGGTGAATAACATGAAGAAAAATAAACAACCACCTCAACCACCACGCAGAAAGAAGCTAGTTATCGCTGTAATAGCTGCGATTAAGGCGGGTCGAAAGTGAGGATGATAGAAAAGCTTAACTGGAAAATGCTAGCCTCTCGCATCAATGGAGCTTACCGTCGATTGCTGAAGGATGACGACCATAAGTTAATAGTCCGTGACATCGTTGGGTTTGCTAAGCTAGGATTGTACGATGCTCATGTTGAATATACACCAGAGCAGCTAATCGAATTACGAGGCCGTCAGCAGATGGCGCTTCACATACTGCGTCACCTAGATATTGATGCAGTAACACAGATTGAACATCAAAACGATGCTCAAGCACAAGGCACTTACTTAAACGAGGAACAATAACATGTCAGAAGTTGCCCCAGAATCAGCAGCAGGCGATACCACTTTACTAGGTGGTTTTTCACCTGAGCAGAGTGCCGCACCAGCAGCAGAAGAAGGACACGCACCAGCACAAGAGGCGCCTAAAGGTGATTCATGGTTTAGTGCGTATTCAGAAGATACTCAATCATTAATCACAAATCGAGGTTACGACAAGTTAGATCAAAATGAAGCTTTCGAAGCATTAGCGGGTGGTTACAAAAACCTACACTCAAAGATGGGCGGCAATCACGATGAGCTATTTAAAATCACTGCCGATATGTCACCGGAAGATCGATCAAGCGTTTACAATGCGTTGGGTCGTCCGGAGACGGTGGAGGGTTACAGTTACCAATCGCAGGAAGGCGATTCACCAGAATTAGTTGATCACTTCAAGTCAGTAGCTCACGAGCTTGGTTTGACAGAGAATCAAGTTAGCAAAATGATCCCAATGCTTAACGAGAAGATTGTTGCTATTGGTGGGGATCATACCGCTCAGATTAACGCGCAAAACAATGAAGGCCTTGAAGCGTTACAAAAAGAGTGGGCAGGATCATGGGACACTAAGTTAAATATTGCAACTCGCGCAGCTGAACACTTCGGTATTACTGATGATATGCAAACCGCTATCGTTCAAAGCGGTCAGAGCGCTGGATTTATCAAGGCGCTAAACAGTATTGGCTCACTAATGGCTGAAGGTCAGATGATTGGGATGTCAGCATCAGACCAAAAAGCTAGCATTGGCGCAATGAGTAAGCAAGAAGCTCAAGCTGAAATTAGTAATCGACAGGGCGATCCAGAATTCCGCGCTCGCATGTCCTCAACAGATCGTAAGGTATCAGAGGCAGCAGCTAAGGAGATGGAGAAATATTACAAGGTGTTGGCAAGTTAGTCAGTTAGTAGTAAACTGTAACTAGCAAATTCAAAGAGACACGCACCTTTCGCTGTAGAGATACAGCAGCCATTGACGGCAACATGCCCTCTTATTGGTGATTTGCTAAACGTCCCTCGCTAGAGATACGACGAATCACATTTAGTTAATCATTTTTTATTGAGGGCTTTATTATGCCGTATACAGTACCAGAGCATCACGTATTACAATTCTCAGATCAAGTTGGTCTACTTTCCCAACAGACCGATTCGGATTTCTTCTCAGCCGTAGATGTGCGAGACTTCTTTGGCGAAAACGCCGAAGTCATCAAGCAATACGGGACAACCGCATTTACCGACTTAACCGATCCGCAGGGTGATACGGTCTTTGACTCTATCGATAAAACATCTCGATGGTGCTTCCCTGCTGATAAAAAGAACGTTCTTGCAACGACTCGTGAAGATGAACTCCGTACAATCATCAACACAACCAACCCGCTAGTCATGGGGCAGGCGGCGGCGTTAGCTCGACTGTATGACTCAACGATTATGGCGGCAGCTATCGGTAACAACAACGTTGGTAAGTATGACGCCCTTGTTTCTACCGCGCTACCTGCAAGCCAGATTATCAACTCTGTTGCAACTGGTATCGCATTCTCCCTAGCTTTCGTAAAAGCAGCTAAGAAGAAAATGGATCAAGATAACGTATCTAAGGCCGATCGCTTTATTGCGGTATCTCCAGACCAGATGTCACGACTAATGGATGATCCAGAGGTTACAAGCTCTGACTACAACACGGTCAAGGCATTAGTTCAGGGTGAGATTAACACATACCTTGGCTTTACCTGGATTATGTCTACCTCCGTGCCTGTTACTGGCGATATTGAGTCAGCTGTTTGCTGGCAGCGTAGTGGCTTATGCCTTGGCTTGTGGGCGCGAGATGGTATGCGCGTATTCTCTCGTATTGATGAGCGTAAAGATAAAAACTACTTAACTCAGGTTTACTCTAAAGTAGTCCTAGGTGCGACACGCACCGAAGAAGTTAAAGTAATTGAAATCCGCTCTGATTCAACAGCAGCTTAATTGTCGTGGGGAGTTCGCTCCCCTTTGTTTAAGGAGCTATCATGGCTAAATCAAAGAAAGATACGCACACTAAATACACCATAGATGGTTTAAAGGTAATTGGTGAGCCATCAAAAGGCACATCCGATAACGTTGAAATCCTAATCCCTCAAGACATGCCTTACGTTAAAGTCCGCAAAGCGTTGGAGTTAGCACTACTAAGGATTCGATAATGCCTAGTCAAGTGGATCTATGCAATAAAGCGCTAAGGCGGTTGGGTGAAGATCCTATTATCGCACTAGACAACAATACAATATGGGGTCGTCGTTGTTCGTCCGCCCTACCTACTGTTATTCGTTCAATCCTATCTCTCGATAACTGGCGACCATGTATCAAGCGCGCAGAGTTGGCCGCTGAATCAATGAAGCCTATCGGGTTTACTTCTGCTTACCCTGTTCCTAATGACTTTCTTAAATTGTCTGCTGTAAAGATTGGTCACTATGAAGATTGGTCAATGGAGGGTAATAAGATACTTACGCGCAAGGCTGCCACTGAGTCACTTCAGATTATGTACGTGTCAGAGGTTACCGATCCGAATATCTACTCAGCAATGATGTATGAAGCTATTGCGCTTGGTTTGGCTCATGAGTTATCAGGGTATTCAACAGCGTCAAATGTGAGTCGTGATGATATTTACACTCTATTCGTTAATTCAGTGAATACCGCCCAGTACGTTAACTCGCAAGAGAACCCAGTCACACAGCTTGCTACTTCATCATGGGTTGATGCTAGAATATCTAATCTAGATAGAAGCCTTTACGGTTATGAGGTTGAGTAATGAAATCACCTTACATGAAATTAAACTTCAACGGGGGCGAGCTTAGCCCCTTTCTTGATGGTCGCGTGGACTTCGATAAGTACACGTCCGGCTGTAAAGAGATGACCAACTTCATTCCCACCGTTTACGGCCCAATGACAAAGCGCCCAGGCACTAGATTCGTAGAGGATTTAGGCGAAGAGGCCGTACTGTATCCTTTTGAGTTCTCAGAATCCCAAGCTTACATATTTGCATTTAAAAATTTAATTATTGACGTTTACACTGGTGATGGACGCTTGGTTAATGGCGGCCCTGTCACTATCGCATCACCGTTCACTATCGCTGAAGCTAAAGAGTTAAAGTTCGCTCAAACTGGTGATCTGATTTACTTCACTCACCCCACTGGCGGCATATATAAGATTTCAAGAACAGCTGTTGATACGTTTGCAGGTGAGTTATTTGAACCTCTTAATGGGCCATTTCAAGACGAGAACATTGATGCCACGCTAACAGTAACTGTGGCCGGAACACCTCCCAATATAACCATTACAGCAAGTAGCCCCACTTTTGTTGTTGAGGATATTGGCGCGTCAATTAAGGTCGGTTACTTGCCGTCTACTGAGTTTGATCGCTGGTCTCCCGAGGCTGGCACATGGTCCGTTAATGACTACATGCAGTATGAAGGTAGGATTTACAAAGTAATCGCTGGATCTGGTGCCGCTGGTACTCGTGCCCCGCTACATGAAAAGGGCTCTAAGTCTGATGGTGCGTTAACACTTGAATACATTTCTGACGGGTTTGGATATGCCACAATCACAGCATTCACAGGCGATACGGTAGTTGATGCTACAATAATCAAGGATTTCCCGCCTAATATAATTGGGACCGCTACCGATGAATGGTCATGGTCTGCATTCGGTGGTCGCTTTGGCTGGCCTAATGCAATCGTATTTCATCAGCAAAGAATGATACTTGGTGGCTCACTTGAGCAGCCTCAAACTATATGGGGAAGTGTGATAGGTGATATTGAAAACTTTAACGAGGGAACCAATGACGATGACGCTTATGAGTTCACCATTGCCGCCAACAAGAAAAACCCTATTGAATGGCTAGCCTCTAATGTCGCATTGAATATCGGATCGCTTGGTGGTGAGTTCTTCGCGTCATCAGTGGGGCCAACTATCACACCCACTGATATTGATATAAAACAAATTGGTCAGTATGGCAGTTCTGAGAATGTAGCGCCTCTTATCGCTAATGGGTTCACGGTATTCACTCAGGCTGGTGGTAGAAAGCTGAGAGAGCTTCGGTTTGATGAAAGCTCACAGCGAAACTTTGCGCGAGATTTGAATAAGGTCTCTGAGCATATAACGGATTTCGGGATCAAAAAAATAGCGTATCAAGCTGAACCTTATCAGGTTATATGGGTGATTATAGGCACCGAGTTATACGCCCTTACTTACGAGACTGATGAAGATGTATTCGCGTGGAGTCGGCAAGATTGCGGTGAAGTCATTTCAATAGCCACTATTCCCGATGGTGGTAATGATCGATTATGGATGGTCGTCAAGAGAAGCGGTAATTATTACATCGAATACCTGACTGACTTCTATCGTCGTACAGATTTAATTGAAGATGCTTGTTTCCTTGACTCATCACTACTATATGAGGGAGTAGAGGTCGAAACCCTAACGGGGTTAGATCACCTGGAAGGTCAAGAGGTTCATGTCCTAAATAACGGTTCAGTGGGGCGGCCACAGACGGTAACGGGCGGAGAGATAACTCTGCAATTCCCGACAACCAAATGCGCAGTCGGATTGCTAATAACGTCAGCATGGCAGTCTATGAGGCTGGAAGGTGGTTCCAATGATGGCGTAGGGCAAGGCAAAGCAAAGAAGGTCACCAGCTTAATATTTAGGCTGGAAGAAACGGGGGCGGGACTATCTTACGGGAAAGGGGGTGTGAACAAATCATTCTATGGGCCGTACTCGCTTGTAGATCTGCCCGTGAGAAATACTAACGATGACATGGACTCACCGCCGGGGTTATTAACTGGTGACGTGTGGCGGCAGGCGTTTGAGGGTGGAACAGATCCGCAGATGATGATAAGAGTTGAGCATTCGTCACCCGTTCCGTGTACAATTATATCAATAATTTGCACAGTGGATACGAGACAATGATAAGACCGCTTTCGCCTTTTGACGTTGATATGTTAGAAGTACAGGAAAAACAAAAGGCATATAGGCAGCACATTAAAGATGCTGCTTTGTCTTGCGGTTTGACTAATGCATTTACCTATATTGAGAAGGATGGCATTAAAGCTGTTTTTGGTATGCAAGACATGTGGCCGGGTCGAGCTGTGGTGTGGGCGCTTATAGGTAGTGTAGGAAATTGGTCTGCATTACACCGTGGCGTAAAAAAATTAATGGAGCACTACTCAATGATTCACAATGTGTCTCGGTTAGAGATGACTACCGAGGTTGGTTTTGATGAGTCAGAAAAGTGGGCCAAGATGCTAGGATTTAAAGAGGAATCATTAATGCCTAACTTTGGTGTTGATGGTAAAGATCATAAAATGTGGGTAATACTATGGCAGCAGCAATCCCTTTCATAGCCATGGGAGCTTCCGTGCTGGGGAGTGTTCAAGGCGCACAGGCAACAGAGCAGCAGCTAGAGAATCAAGCTCAGGCTCTAGAGTTGCGTTCGAAGTTAATCCGCAGGGAAGGCGCAGACCAAGCTGAAATGATTCGAGGGCAGAAAGATCCGATACTTGGTCAAGTTACAGCTCAAGCCGCAGGCGGTGGCGTAGAGGTTAGTACTGGTAGCGTTCTTGATGTCATAAAAGACAACGCTTTTAATATCGAAATGGACGCGCTGACCACAATGGAGACGTCTAATCGTCAGGCCAATACAGCGCAGATAGAAGCTGCGAACACGAGAGCAGGAAAGCCAACAGGCCTTAGCACTCTTCTTGGTGCGGTTGGTTCTGGCATGTCCGGCTACGCTGCCGGTAAAGTGGCATTTTCTTAGAAGGGTTAATCATGGCAAAGCTTCCACAATACATGCAAACAAAAGTCGCCCAAGCCGCATCACCTGGAGCGGCATTAGTTGACACTTCGATGAGCAAGGCCGCAGGTCAGTTCGCTCAAGGCTTAGTTGATGTAACGAGAATTAACACTCAAATGCAAGAGCGTGAAGCTCGCGACTATAGACTTAATGTTCAAAATCAAACCACGGTCGCGCTAGCTGAAGAGAAAATAAACCTAACTAGTAGCTCCAAGACCGGAAGTGAATATGCAGGCGGCGTGCAAGCGTTTATCGATAGCCAGCGAGATAGCGCGGTCGAAAATGCGCCGAACCCGCGAGCGGCTGAGCAAGCAAGAAAATACTATGACATGCTTGGTGCTACCGAGATGCAATCAGCTGTAGGTGTTGCGGCTAAAATTAACGCAGAAAACACAGCGGAGATAACCAGCACGACTTTAAATATAAGTTTTAACGATACCTTTCAGAATCCTGGTAACTACGAAATTCAGTTAGCCAATGGCGCGCAAGTTATTGGCATGTCTGACTTATCAGAAAACCAAAAAGAAAGTGCTATTAAAGCTTACTCTAATGAGCTGACGGTTTATCGATTCCAAGGGATGATTAAACAAGATCCAGCAAAGGCAAAGGCCGAGCTTGATGGCGGTGAGTTTAATTCAATTCTAAATACAGATCAGTTAATGAAGTTATCTGCATCAGCTGATCAACAAGTAAAAGCTCAAGGCGCTGCGACCAAGAAGAAGGTATCAGGTGAAATTAGCGATTACATTGCCTACAAGAGTGCTGGCGGACAAAACAAAACAAACTACAGCGAAGCTAGCTTGCAATCAATCTACGGAGCTGAGCAAGGCACTGCCCTATTTAGCAAGATTCAAGACGCAAACTCTTTCGCTGATAGCTTTGGTCAAATAGAGTTAGCCGGAGCTGATGAGCTAGAGGGCTTGCTTGCGTCAGAGAAAGTGACCGGCCCCGAAGACTTCCGCACCCAGTCACAACAAGAGTCAAGTATGATCCGCGCCATTGTTGAGCGCAACAACCAGTTAAGCAGCGATCCGGCCCTGTACTCTTTGAAGTCTGGCAATGTTCAGCAGGCACTTGAAGAATATCAAGCGTCTGGTGATGGTAAAAGCTATGCAATCGCTACCACGTCAGAGCAGTTAAGGCTTGGCGTTCCCAATGAATACTTATCCGTTATGAGTAAGAAGCAAGCTAATGCAATTGTCACTCAATACAATCAGGGCGGTGAAGATGCAGCTGAAATGCTTGGCGAGCTAAAGAATCAGTTTGGTGATTACTTTCCCATTGTAATGCGAGACTTAAACAGAGCCGGATTATCTCCACACGCATCACTGGTCTCTGTATTGGATGGAGGAGCGGCAACGTACCTATCACAAGCAGATAAAGCCGGATATAAAAAGATGTCCGATAATGTAGGAAAAGACAATACCAAGGATATTAAAGACCTATCGAAAGCTTACATTGATGACAACTTTAGCGACACAGTTAACGGAACTCCTTCAGGGATTTCAATGAAAAACCAGATGAGCAAATCACTTGAGTTGCTATCAATGTACTACCTTGATTCGGGAATGGTTGACAGCGCTAGTGATGCAAGCGAAAAGGCATATGATGATTTAATAGGTGACCGATACACCTTTCAAGATGGCTACAGAGTCCCGGTGAAGGTGGGAGGTCACACTCCCGACTCAAGTAAGATAGAGAGGTCACTTGATGCATTAATGGATAATCTCGACGATATTAAGTTGATGCCCCCATTCGACCCATCTATGCCAGCAGAGCAAAGGCTAGAAGTTTACAGGATGCGATTACAACCAAAATGGCAGACTCGCGGTGATGATGCAGGCGTTGAATTGGTAGACCAAAACCAACAGGCTGTATTATCTGCTGACGGGCAAAAGCTATTTTACTCATGGTCGGAGCTTGAAGAAATGGACAAGAGCACTACGCGCACATTCTTCGGCCTTGGGGGTCTTTAATGTTTTATGACAGTGCAGGCGCACCAGTAAGAAAGAGTTACACGCTTGATGAGTTCGGCGTTGATACCACAGCAGCTATGGGCGCAGCTTTTAAGCAAAGCTTACTTGAAACCTTTTCATCTGCAACGTGGAGAGATAACGAGCTAATCAGGGCTAACATAGGTGAGGATGAAGTGCATTACGGTGCTTATTCTCCCTCACTTGGTCACAGTAAAATTATAACCGGAACAGAAAAAAAGCTAACAACTGAGCAGGCACAAGCTCAGATAAATGACTCAGGCTTGCCGCTAACGGTTCCTGATGAGGGATTTACTCAAAAGGCGCTTGATATCGTAATGAACCGAAAGCGTGAGGAGTTAGTTAGAAAGAAACAAATGGATGACGCTAGTGGATTCATTGCTACTGGCGGCAAGTTTGCCGCGAGTATGATCGCCCAGGTATTAGATCCTGTTAACGTAGCCGTTTCATTTGTTCCCGTCATTGGCCCAACTAAATATGCAGCTTGGATTGCCTCCGCTGCTGGTGCTGGTGAGCGCGCACTTATCCGCGCTGGCGTCGGTACTGTTGAGGGGCTAGCGGGTGCGGCTATTGTTGAGCCTGCTATCTATCAAGCTATGTCAAGAGAGCAAGCGGATTACACAATGGCCGACTCCCTAATCAATGTAGGACTAGGCACTGTATTGGGTGGTGGCTTGCATATGGGTATCGGTGCAGCCAGTGACGCATTTAAAAGAACGGGTAGCAAGACACTTCAGCAACCACAAGGCACAATGTCAAAAGCTATTGATAGTGCAGATCCGGCCACTCGTGAGGCTATGTTAAAAACCTCGATGCAGATGGAAGCGCAAGGTTATAAGCTTGATGTCACAGCAGTAGCGGCAGCTGATCCAAATCTAAATGCAATCACTAAGGCGATGGAGGCGGAATCAAAAGCAACTGGCATATGGTTTCACGGTACATCTAAAGAGTTTGATAGATTTGATATCTCAACGTTCGGAGCAAACGAGCCAAGAGGTGATTATGTGGGAAAGGCCATTTTCTTCACGCAAAGCAAAGAGAAGGCCCAGAGATACGCCAAGCAATCGGGTGGAGATATAATTAAGACCGCAGAGCTTGATCTTAAAAATCCACTGATAATAAAAGACGGGGCACCAAAGGATTATTATGATGCAATAAATCCATCTAAGCACCTTGATGAAAGTGAAGTTCAATATATGCGCGATGCAGGGATGAGTGAGAGAGAGATTAAGCAGGCGGCGTTTTATGACTTGACCGAAATTGAAAAGGCAGACTACGCAAAATCCAAAGGTCACGATGGATTGATTGATTATGATTATGGTCAAGCAGCTGTATTTGATGGTGAGCAGGTAAGGATAGTAAAAGAAAAAACCCCAATGCCGCCGCACGTTGATGAGTCTCAAGCCGCTAAAAATACAGTTAGCGAAGGTTTCTCCCCTGGCAATAAGCGCGGTGTTGATAAGCCTGCATCAATCGAAGCTGATGCGAAGTTAGCCAAAACCGAAAGTAGTCTAGATGAAGAGATGTCAGATTTAGAGGATTTCTTTTCTGAATATCAAAAGATGACAGGAGATGACACAAGCCTTAAAATATACGATGAAGCCATAGCAAAGGCTGAAACTGACGCGACAGCGCTCAAGGCCGCAACCATGTGTAGGTTAACTAAATGATAACGTGTAGCGATGCAATAAAGAACGCGACAGGCAAAGACTATGAAATCAGTGAAATTGACGAATTCATACAGCAAGCGGATCGCATTAAGCAAAAGATAATGAGTGATTCAAATATCGCAGATAAGAATCAGGCCATTATTGATGAGCTTGATAATATTGCCGCTGATATGGTCGCAGCTCAGAAGATTGAAAAGCGTAACGCGATGATCAACAAGATGCGCCTCAATGAAAATATTGATTTCGTGCAATCTCAATACGCTGATGACATGGGCAAGGGAATTCAAACTATCTTGGTCGGTGATGAGAAGATAGCGGCTGGCTCTCGTTACAGCGTTGATGCTGAGCAGAAGTCATTATCCAACATGTACCGTGGCGGCATGGCTCACGACCTTGAGGCGGCTGGCTTATTTAAACTTGTTACGAGTCACGAATTTGATAGAGATATCGCAAGGGCTTTAGCTGGTGAAACTCCGGCTAATGTAAAGTTAAATCCTGATGTGGTTAAAGCGGCTGAGATAATCCAGAAATACCAAGAGTTAGCGCGTAGAGATTCAAACAAAGCTGGCGCATGGATTAAAAAAATAGAAGGCTATGTAACTAAGCAAACTCACGATATAGATAGCATTGCTAAAACTAGCTATGAAGATTACACCGAGTTTCTTAAAAGCAAATTGAACTTAGAGAAAACCCTTGAAGGCGTGGATAATGAAGATGAGTTTTTTAGGTCTTTATACAAGGCCTTATCAACTGGCGTCCATCACTCTCAATCACGCAAGGAAATAACTAAGGCATTTAAAGGCAGCGCGAACATGGCGCGCAAGATGTCAGAAGGTCGATTGATTCACTTTAAAAATGCTGATTCCTTCATGGACTATAACGACATCTACGGAAGTGGTGATTTAATTAGCGGAATACTTCAAGGGCTAAATAGTTCAGCGGAGAATACCGGGCTGATGCGAAAGCTTGGCACTAATCCAGACGCCATGCTTGATACTCTATATGACAATGTAGGCAGATCAATCAAAGACCCTAAAGAGCTAGCCGCTTTCGAGAAAACAAAAAACATCACTGAAAATTATTTTGCTGAAGTGTCAGGACAAACGCGGCTAGCTGGCTCGCAAATGGGCGCGAAGGTATCAAGTAACATTCGAGCGGTTCAATCAATGGCCAAGCTTGGAGGCGCTTTATTGTCGTCAATATCAGATACGGTAACTTATGCCGGTGAGGTTAGATATCAGGGAGGTAACCTATTAAGCGGTATTGGCGAATCAATGCAGGCTATCGCCAAAGGTCGCGGAACTGTAGAGCACAGGCAAATAATGGCTAACATGGGCGTTAGTATGGATTCATTTCTTGGTGACTTATCTTCACGCTGGCAGACGGGCGATCCGATTAGTGGGTTAACTGAAAAATCAATGAACTCGTTCTTTAAATGGAACGGCTTAACGTGGTGGACTGATGCCATGAAGAGAAGTGCGGCCATAGGGACAAGTAACCGATTATTCCAGCAGTCAGATATTTCATTTAATTCACTCGACCCAAGAAGCAAGCGAGTAATGAAGCTGTACGGGATCGGTGATAATGAGTGGAATATCATTAGAAAGTCTAAATATGAAGCAGAGGACGGCACCGGGCTATTAACGCCAGAGGCCATGTCTAAGCTTCCTGATGACGACTTTGTATCAATGATAGAAAGTCAGGGGTTAAAGCCCACCAAGATGCGCATAGAGATGCTACGTGATGAGCTTGAGGGTAAATTAAGAAGCTACGTGTCCGATAGGACGGGTTACGCACAATTAGAGACCGATGCCCGCTCGCGTTCGGTGTGGACAAGAGGAACGAAGCGCGGAACAGTGCCGGGTGAAACACTTCGATTCATTGCTCAATTCAAACAGTATCCAACTATATTTTTACAGCGAACATTAGGGCGTGAAATTAAAGGTAAAGCCAAAGGAACAGGATCGGATAAGTTCATCGATTCCCCTTTGTATGGCGTTGCCTCGCTATTCTCAGCGCTAACTATTGGCGGTTATGTAGCAATGACAGCCAAAGATTTAGCCAAAGGAAGAGAGCCAAGAGATCCATCATCAATGAATACATGGATGGCGGCAGCGGTTCAGGGTGGCGGCGCTGGCATCTATGGAGATTTCTTATTCGGCGATATGAAAAACAGGTTTGGTGGCGGCGCGATCTCAACCTTTGCAGGGCCAACAGCAGGAACGGCAGAGCAGGTGATTGATTTATTCCAGCGGGCTCGTGACGGTGATGACACCGCATCCACTGCGCTAACTGCCGCACTGAATAACACGCCATACGCAAATCTATTCTATACGCGGATAGCTCTTGATTATATGATACTCTATGACGTAAGGGAGTCATTAAATCCAGGCTACATAAAGCGCATGGAGCGGCGAATTAAAAAAGAGAATGAGCAGGAGTTTTTATTACCACCATCTCAAAGCGCATTAAGACCAATAACAAGGTGACACTATGACAGTTACAGCTACCAACAGAAAAGATACATTTACCACCAACGGTGTCACGGTTGACTTTGCATTTACATTCAATATCACAGATGTAACTCAAGTCACTGCGATCACAGTTGATGCGGAGGGGACTGAAACTCCTTACACTAACTTCACGGTCTCTCAGAATATAGCAACCGCAGGCGGTGTTCTGACAACCCTTGACGTCCTTAATAATGTCGATCTAGTGATTATTAGAGACACACAGCAAACTCAAGAGATCGACTACATAGAGGGCGGTAGATTCCCGGCTAACTCTCACGAGGATGCTCTAGATAAGCTGACTCAGCAAGATCAGGAGCTTCAAGAGCAGCTAGACCGAACTATAACAGCGAACATAAGCGATCAGAATCCACTCGACTACAATGGGATTATCGAAAAGATAGAGCAGGGCGATGTCGATTCGATAAACACAGCAAACAACTACACCGATCAACAAGTATTCAACTCCGGCACAGTAACACCGGACAGTGTATACAAAGGTGACGAACAAATAACAAGCCTCGTGCTCTGGCCGAAGCCTGCAAACGTTTCCGCCATCATCGGCGATATAGTACTAGCTGGGACTACAGCGTTGAGAGACGCCGTTACTGATAGGATTTACACAACTGACGTAACTGTGAGCGGTGAGATAACGGCATTAGATTTCGGGCTGTTAACCGCCACCATTGGCGGTGTAGGCGTAACACTTAAGCTTTACGAGTACTATGTTAAGGACGATGTTTACAATAAAGCCGAGACTTACAATAAAGCCGAGACTTACAATCAATCAGAAGTTTACACAAAGACTGAAGCCGATGATGAGTTTTCAAGGTCGGTGCAAAACCGCTGGGTAGGAAACCAAAACTTCAACGTGCTCGGCAAAGACGGTTACCCACTACTTGACGCAGTACCGCAAGATATTCTAGCCGGAAATGAGATAGCAGCGGGCATTATTGCTCTAACTGACTGCTTGCAGATGACCAAAATCAACGGCGTGATTAACTCGGCAAGCAACACAGGTATCATTCAGCGTAGTTACCCGAAAGACGATGCCGGAGAAATAACGAAAAACTCTCAATACTGTGGATTTAAAGATCATCTAGGTGCTCAGATTCAAGCTGACGTTGACGCATTCAGTGCGGCCGGGGCGAGAATCACGGATGATGCATCGAATGTGTACGGTGCCATTGACTTATCTATCGCAACTGACGGACTGCAATTCCTGTTTCTCGCAAATGAAGCGGGTATTATTGAGAATGTTAGTGATAACAAATCAAGCAGAAGCTACAACCCAGTAACGGAGCATAGCCCTCAAGTTTTAGATGCATGGGCAGTGATAGACGGTGCAACGGGATTAATTTTAAGTTCATACAATATTTCGTCAGTTGTTAAAAACGGCACAGGCAGATTGACTGTAACGAGCGGGACTGATTTTGGAAACTTAAATTTCCTTTTGCTAACATCAATCGGGAAAGCGGGCGGTAACCTATTCGATAGAAGTGTCATTGAAGATACAACATTCAGAACAAGCGATAGCGTCAGGGTAGCAACTGGCACAGGCATTCTAGCATATGAAGATCTTCCTTATGTTTTTGTTGCATTTTGTGGGCTATAGGTGGTAATTATGAGCAATGTAATAGTATTTAATGGCAAAGACGGGCGAGTTAATTTCTCACATATCGGTAGCAGCGATGCATCTGAGTTAGCAAAAAAACTAGGCCTGTCGATGGGTGAGTATATTACCGTTAATCACTCAGAGCTCCCCTTGTGTGATATGTCAAGATGGGCATTTGACGGTAAAAAAGTTACAGAGTCAAAGTTGACGATAGATCAATGCAAATGCTCACTTGCTGATGCTCGCTGGAATAAGCAGAATTTAGGCGTTGTTGTTGATGGAATTGAAATCCAGACTGATGAGAATTCAGTTAAAAAAATGGAGTCATACGTTACTGAATCAATCATAAATGGTCTCATTGACGTACCGTGGAAGTTAGCGGATGGCACATTTAAGTTATACACAGTGCAAGAGCTGAAACCTGTTTACAAGTGCGTTGTAACTTATATCAATGAATGCTTTAGAAATGAAATGTCATTACAAAGTGAGCTTGATTTAGCAGCAGACCCGACCGTAGTTAATCTAGAAACTGGCTGGCCGAGTCGAGTATTCACCACAGTTTAAATTTACACTGTAAAACTAAGCCCTCGATGTGAGGGCTTTTATTTATCTAATCCCGCTCCTCCACTGCTGCATTATTTCATCCATCTCGTTGCATATTCTATCTCTGACAATCCAGTAGTAATTATCATCATCGTAGCAATATCTGACAAGCTTCGGGTGAAGAGCTTCCAGTTTATCCGATAGTAAATCAATCCTAGCTTTAAGTTCAGGCACTTTGCGCTTTGTGAATACAAGCGCTCTTATAAATCCGATAATCACAGCTCCGTCTCCTTATTAATCAAAGCGCCCTCAATCGTACCTAGCAAGTCCACATCCCAACCCTGAGTATTCACACCGATTTTAAAATATGAACGCGTCATGCCGATCTCACAGCTTATATGCATATCATGCAGCTCGATAGGTCGGTCATTGTTCAGCGAATCTTGAAATTGTTGTTGCAAGTAATCGAATGCATCGGCTTTTTGCTGCAATACTTTCACTTCATTGCGGACATCAGGCAGCATATCGAGTAACTGTTGCTTATTCATATTAATCACCCGTATTTCGCCCGCGACCGTAGCCCATTTTCTCGCGCTCATCGACTTCAATAACTTGGTCTCTAGCGCCAATCTCAACACGTTCAAGCATTCTAGCTTTGCGTCTTTCTTCACGCTCAGCATTGCGACGATTTACGCCTTCGTTATATTCCGCAAGCGATTCAGAACTAACACTTGCTATTGTTTGCTTTGCTATTAATGAGTAATCAATCTTCATCTTCATATTCAACCTCTTCTCTATTCCACATAACTTTACGAAACCAGCTACACCAACCATTAACATCATGAAGCATGTATCCGCGATCTACTTCTGGTATGTTTTTGCTAAGTACATTATCAGCGTGGTCTTTTGCCTTTTCCTCACTGCTGAACTTGCAATAAACAGTTTCTAATTTAAACGCCATTTCACTCACTCCAATTGCGTAACGTGAATCTAATTTAGTTTAATTGATGGAAAATAGCAAGCTCATTTTAATATTAAAATAATATTCACTTAACCATTGACACGATATTCTTTTGATATTAATATTCACCATATCAAACAACGAGAGGTAAATATGAGCGACGATAACAAGCCGAAACAACGGGCGGCATATTTTACTGATGAAGAGTATGAATTGGTAAAAAAGGCAGCAGGCGTGAGCGATAAGAGAAACCTTGCTCACTTCATTAATTACAGCGTCCTAAAGGAAGCTAAGAGAGTGTTGAAATGAGTTACATATACGTTGCTGAGTCAGGAGATGGGTACATCAAGATAGGCAAAACAAACTCTCCAGCAGAAAGAAAGGCGACAATACAGTCAGGTATGGGGATATCTATAACTAAATTTCGAGCGTTTGAGTGTGAAGGTGACTCTTTAGTTTCGGAGAAGGAAGCGCATAGACTTCTTTCCAGTCTGTCCTTATTTGGAGAATGGTTTGCTTGCAAGTTTGATGACGCTGTAAACATATGCAGATACGTATCAAAAAATCCAGATCTTATAAGCGACACTGATGAAGTAAAAATTAATCTAGGCGTTCCAGAGTCTTTATCTAAAGACTTAAAGGAAATCGCAAAAGGGAAGGGTATGAAGTTTCACGCCTTTTTAAATCAAGAGTTAACGAAAGTAGCTAACAGAGGTAAAAAGGGGTGAGTGATGGGTATTCCAGTATTGATACTCGGTGAGAGTGGTTGCGGCAAATCAACAAGCATGAGGAATTTAAATCCTAATGACTGCTTCTTGATTCAGTCAGTTAAGAAACTACTTCCATTCAGAAATGAATTTAAACCAATGTCGAAAGAAGGAGGGCAAATAAAAGCCACTGACAATACTCAAATGATCATTAGAGTGATTGACGGAGCCGTGAAGCTTGGCAAAAAGATGATCATCATTGATGACTTTCAATACATCATGGCTAATGAGTTCATGCGCAGAAGTAAAGAAAAGTCATACGACAAGTTTAATGATATCGGCTTTAACGCATGGAGCATCATTAACCACGCTCAATCAGTTGATAGTGATATCAGGGTTTACTTTATGTCTCATGTTGAAACTGACATGAACGGTAAAACTAAAATCAAAACAATCGGCAAAATGCTTGATGAAAAGATAACACTAGAGGGTCTATTCACTATCGTGTTAGGCGCATCCGTTTCTGATAGCAAGTACACATTCACAACGCAAAACGGCGGTAGCGACACGCTCAAAAGCCCAATGGGTATGTTTGATGATTTACACATTGATAACGATTTGAAAATGATTGATGACACGATCATTGAATATTACAAACTGGAGAAATAAGAATGAACACAGTATTTAATTACAACCAGGAAGAAGCCGCACAAATTGGTGGTAGCTCTTACGTTTCAAAGTCTGGCGGTTATGACTTTAAAGTTGTCTCAGCTAAGTTTGTTAACTCTACAAACTCACAAGCTCGCGCTCTTGAAATGGATTTAGAAACTCGTGATGGATTGAAGTGCAATTATATCTCTATTAACTTTGTTAATGGTCAAGGTCAACCAAACCCATACGGAAATAAATTAATTCAGGCAATTATGGGCTGCTCTGGTACTCAGCAGTTAAATGAAGATCAGCAAGGTGATTGCCCTAATCTTATCGGTAAGTTCTTCAAAGCTGTAGTTCAGCGTATTGATTACACTAAAAATAATGGAGGAGATGGTTATAAGTTTGAAATCAAACTACCAGCTCACATTCAAACCAGCAAAACTGTAAAAGAAGCAATTGATAACTCAGCAGCATCAGCATTTGATAAGTACGCTGCATCAATCGAAGATAAGGATGAGCGAACACAATCAGCACCCACTCAACATCAGCGAGAGAGTTCACAACCTCAATCAACAGCACCTCAATATAATGAAGTTCCTGACGATTTTGATGACTGCCCATTTTAAATCAACCCTTAACCAACCAATATCAGCGGTCACATGACCGCTTAACGGAGTAGAATAATGAAACACGTAATGCTAGATATTGAAACACTAGGCAACAAAACAAACTCGGTCATCTTATCAATTGGCGCTTGTTACTTCGATCCCAAAACTGGCGAGATTGGCGACACTATGTCAGTTCATATTGATGCTAGTTCGTGCATTGATCGAGGATTAAGTATGGATGCATCTACTGTTCTCTGGTGGCTATCTCAGGAAAAAGGCGCTCAAGCAAAAATTACTGAAGGTCAAAACGCAAGCGAAGATATAACCACTGCATTAAAAGATCTTACTAGGTTCATTCATTCAGAATCTCAAGTTTGGGGTAATGGTGCAACCTTCGATAACTCCATTGTTAAGAATGCATACGAAAAATGCAATATGGGAGCGCCCTGGAAGTTTTGGAATGATCGCGATGTTCGCACGATTTTAGAGCTTGGTTATCAAATCGGATTCAATCCTAAAAAAGACATACCATTTGAAGGTGTGCGACATGACGCGCTAGATGATGCAATCCATCAGGCTAAATATGTATCAGCAATCTGGCAGAAGCTAACCAACTAACCACCCATAACGGAGTAATGAAATATGGACAAGTGCTACAGAGTTTTAAAACGATGGCGATCTGGTGACATAAAAGAGCTTGAGCTAATAAGCAGATCAGCAAAAACTGCAATTGTTAAAGGGACGTATTGCTACCCAGATATAGAGCGAAGAATGCGCATTGAAACTGAAGTCCATCTAATTGTCTTTAGCGCAGAGGAAGCCAAAAAAGTAGCCAAGGACATGATTGAAAAAAGAATATCTGTATACGAAAAGAGTATTAAAGATCTAAAATCGGAAGAGATAAAAATCAGCCAATAACCCCACCAAGCCCGCTTAATGTGGGCTTTTTTTATGCGTGGAAGGAAATAAAGTGTTGCATTGTGAAACGTATGGGTATATATTTGTTTCACGGTGTAACAACAAGGAGGCGAAATGCCTGAACACTTAAAAGCCTTGATAGGTAATCAAGCGAAGCTACAAGAGCTATTAGGATGCAGTAGAACTCAAGCTTGGAGAATATGGACAGGGAAAAGCTCATTAACTCCAATTAACGAAAAGTATTTATCAAAAGTATTACAGGATGAAATGTATGAATCAGTTAGTGACAAATAGCCAATCAAAAACCATGTCATCGATAGAGATTGCCGAGCTGACAGAAAAGCGCCACTCCGATGTAATGCGTGACATTCGAGTAATTCAAGAACAATTAGATGAGCGCAAGTTTGCGGTTATGTCTCACTATGTGGATAGCTCGAATAGAAAGCAAGGTATGTGGATTCTTGACTATAACGAAACAATGGTTTTACTAACTGGCTACAGCGTAAAAATGAGAATGAAGGTTATTGATAGATGGCAGGAATTGGAGCAGAAGTCACAGCCACAAATACCAACTAACTTTGCAGAGGCTTTACAGTTAGCGGCAGACCAAGCCAAGCAACTCGAACTTGCAGCGCCTAAAGTCGCATTCGTTGATAACTATGTAGAAAAAACAAACCTACTTAATGCCACTCAAGTAGGTCAGAAATTTAAAATGTCAGCAGTAAGAATCAACAAATTCCTAGATGCTATCGGAGGAGTATATAACAAAAACGTTAAGCGTGGTCGTGCTTTCACTCAATCATTTGTAGATAAAGGTTATGGCGAAATGAAAACTAACGAGATGGGTTATCCACAGGCCTTATTTACCACTAAGGGTGATGCGTGGATTCATCAGCAATTGGTGAGCGAAGGTGTGATATGACAATACACACTACAGCAGCCAAGTTTCACGCAGCTAACGACATCGACGGCATGAGAATAGCAACTGAAGCCCGTCGAAAGTTTGGACACAACGCCTGGATGTGCGCAATCGTTGAATGTAGAAACAAGCCTAAGCCCACTGTAAAGCCCGTAGAGGAGATTAAGCCCGAGCCGACACAAACAGACACACGTAAGATAGATATGCGAGCTGAGCCAGTCCAGAGCGGTAGAACAGCATCAGGGACACTAACTAAGAAAAGTAATCTTGATATAACTAATATGTAGGAGTGAGTGAGATGAGTAATTCAATTCAAGTTAAGAAAGAAGTAGAAATGGAGATACAGGTAGATCACATTAAGTGCCAAGATTGTCATGACGAGCTTGATTTTGAAATGACATGTGATAGCTACGGTGATATCCAAATCGCAGTAGAGAGATGCAAGTGTGAAGATAGCCAACAATAAGGAATAGACGATGGAAGATATAAAAACAATAACCGCATGCAGCGACGATAAAACAGAGCAATACAGGCTGCTTAATATGCTGCATGTGATGGCTGGCAAGTTATCTTTAAGTAAGATTGATAACTGGGGTTTAAAGTGTGTTGCAACCTACCCGGAGTATGCCCTAACTACGTATACCAATGGCATAATTGATATTGAAGTTGTTAGCTCATATGGGCAGCACACATACACAATGAAAGCAGTTGAAGTTGAAGAAGATTAACCCTTTAAGGAGTAGATGATAATGATGATGTTAAGTCAGATGCAAATTGACGCACTTATTAATAGTGAAGATTACATTAATAAGCTAGCCGAAGAGTTGATGCTTAATGAAATCCTTTGCGGTGAATGCGATCCCGTAGTGTTTCTAAAAAGAACAATGAGAAGCGTACTAGCTGAGGAAAAGAAGCCACGGAGTATAATGAAAAGCGCTTACTGGGATAAATGGGTAGAACGAGATTTAACCCCCTTAATAGAGAGTGAATGATTAATTTGATAACAAGGTAAAGGAGTGTAATAGCTCCTTTCTTTATACTTGACTTGTACCCACGTTGAGTGTATATTGATTACACAATAAAGAGATGAGGTTTGTATGGAAAAGTTACCAGTTCGATTCCCTGAGAAGCACGTGTTAGGTATTTCAGATTTAATGGATTCACTAGGTTCAAATCAGAGTGATATGGCTCGAGCAGCTATGGAGCTGGGGTTAATGCAGATTAAGGAGCTAGCAGCAAGAAACGTTGAATCAGCTCAGCAATTAGTTGCCATTAGCTCGTATAAAGCAAAGCAATAAAAAACGCGCAAGCCCGACCAAAAGCAATGCGCGTAGTAAGTACGAGGTAATTATGACACAAAAAAATAAAGATGAGTACGTATACCTATTTGTATGCACTTCTAAGAAGATTGACGGGATGTACCTTGCAAAGTACGGCTGCTCAAAAAAAGACGTGAAGCCTAGGCTTTATTCAGCGCAATCAAAGATGAAGTGTAAGTTCGATATGCAGGTGGTGGTTAGAGTTCGCAGCGCACACAAGGCCGAGGGTAGGGTCAAATGGAATTGGATTAATGAGATTGGACAGATGTATTACATTGGGTCTGAGTTTGTTGGAATAAATCCATGCAACTTAAATCAAGCAATTGATGATTTTAAGGAGCTGGTTAATGGCCAATAAGGGATGGGTAAAGCTTCATAGAAGCATAACAGAGCACTGGGTTTGGGATTGTGAATTTAGTTGCGCACAGGCATGGGTAGACCTTCTAGTTAACGCCAACCACTCCGAGAGAAAGCTTACAATAAAAGGCCAACTAATCATCATTGAAAGAGGTCAGCAAGCAAGGTCTGAGGTTACTCTTTCTAAGCTGTGGAAATGGTCAAGAAACAAGGTTAGACGATTCCTTAAAAACCTAGAAAGTGACGGTATGATTACTCAGAAAGCGACACACCTAACATCAATCATAACTATATGTAATTACAGTGATTTTCAGGGTGGTGATACAACTAACGGAACAGGTAAAGAACAACTAACGGAACAGGTAAAGGACAGCAGGCGGAACACAAACAAGAATGGTAAGAATGATAAAGAAGTTATAGATCAATTCAACTTTGAAGATATAAGAGCAGTCTGGAATGAAGTCTGCAGTAACTCATCGACAATCTGCCAAACCAAAAAGATTGTAGATTCCAAGACTAAAAAGCAACTTCCGGTTATCTACAAAAACTATTTAGCCAGATGCAAATCTGCAGGTAAGGTGCCTGTTGATAAACCAACTTGGTGTAAGTCTTACTTTGAGATAGTTCACGAGTGGGCTGCAGGATGGCAAAACTTCAAAGATGGCGATGTGTTTAAGCTTCATCTTGAATACGCTACTAGACTAGCAACTTATGAAAAAGTAATTGAATGGAACGAACATAATGATTGATGCATATCAGTACGAAATAGAAATGATATACGCGGTACTTAGGGGTGGATTAACTCCGAATGCTATTGAGGTTATCGATAGAATTGAGCCTGAAATGATGCGAGGCACTCACAATAGGGAGCTGTGGTCGATAATTAAAAAGCTAAGTTCTGCAGGTGATTTAATTGAGCCGATAACGGTATTTGAGAAAGTGGAGGGTGATCTAGGTGGTGATGAAGGGATCAATCAAATGCTGGCCATGCGTGGGAAAATAGTCGGATCACCATCCAATGTAAAAGGGTACGCGAAACGAGTTAGGCAGGCTTATTATTTGAGGCAGGCTGAAGATGCAATGGTTGAGGGCATTCAAAGAATACAGAATTGTTCAAGAGCCGATCAGATTGGAAGTGTTGCCGAATCATTAGAGGCTATATTGAAAGGCTTGGTGATTGAATCTGACTCTAAGAAGCCGCGATCATACGATGAAATCATGGATGACTACATTGAGGTGTTTCGCGAAAGAATTGAAGGCCACGAATCACAGAGAATGATTAAAACAGGGATTGCACCACTTGACGAAATGACGGGAGGATTTAATCAAACCGATCTGATTGGTCTCGGTGGAACGCCTGGAATGGGTAAAACTGAATTACTGGTAAGAATGATCCGCGGTGTCTGCAGTCAAGATATG